TATAGCTAGCGCTTTCCCCCCGAACCCAAACGCACCTACTTCCATGATGTTTCCGACTGATGTTCCGACGTCCTTTGTCGCACTACTTCCTAAACCGAGGTTTGTGCGAGCGTCTTCTACCTTTGTTGCTCCGGTGCCGCCCTGTTCAATTGGGATGGCACCGTTACTCCCTTTCTGCGCCAGTTTACCGATGCCGGGGATCGTTACAGGGGTGCCGTTGATGGTAACGGTGATGCTCTGGTTTGCTGAGGTTGTGGCGAACGTCTCCCACGCGCCAATGTTCTCGTCATACTCTTTAATGAGCTGAGACATGGCCTGTGCCAACCCATCAACCGAGATAATGTCCGACACAAGAATTCCATACTTCTGACCGCTCAGCGCCGGGGAAGCAGCTGGCGTAACCGTCATTGACGTGGCGCTGTTCACGGATGAAATCTGAAACATCTGCACCGGGTTGGACATAACGATAATTGTCTGGCCAGCGCGAACCTGGCTGGCAGGTGCCGTCCAGTTTGTGCCGGTGCCGGTTGCGGTATTTCCGTTAATGGCGATAGTGCCGGTGTTATAAAGCATATTTTCTCCAGGCAATAAAAAACCCCGCCGGAGCGAGGTTGATTTGAATACACAGTTTATTCAGACGTACATATCAGGCAGAACTGGAAGGCTGAGCGGCGTTATCGTGTTATTACCGAAAATGGCATACTGCTCGCGACCAAGATATTTCCCGCCCTGAACTGAAGCGTTCCCGTTCTGTATTTTTATCCCGAACATCCGATACACGTACATGCCATTGACCATATGAACCATCAGCCCAAATCTCCCCAGCGGAACATAGCCGCTACCGATGCTCACGGCGCTTGTCGAAGGGCTCCAGAGTTGGTTCAGATATACGAATGGCCGTTTTGTGGTTGAAAACGTACAGGCACCGGCAGCATTGAAAATATTGAGGCCGGTACCAGGCTGCGGCGCTACTCCGCTGGCGAAGATAACGATATCTATCGTGCCTGTTGCGGGAGCGTCATCATTCGTGGACGGAGGACTGAAGAACCTGACCGTATTTCCGTCGAAGTCAATCGTATTACCGCTGTTGCAGCGTCCAAAAACGATATATTTCGACTTGTCATAACCTGCTATCGTCGGTACCGCCCAGCCCCCTGTGGGAACATTCACGGTTCCTTTCCAGATACACTGGCCTGACTGTGTGGCATTGGTTATCGAGGTGAAGTCTGTACTGTTGCTGATGAGCAAGCCCACCCCACTTCGCTGACCTGTCGGGAATATCTGCCATAGGCTTCCCGGAAACGTGTAAGTGCTATCCCGTTCGCTGATGCGGTTGTCTTTCATCGTTGAGTTCTGCGTGACGCGGCCCCCCGATATGGTGACCGAGTTCATCTTATGAAGCAGCCCTGAATCAAGGTAGGCCGTAGCGTGCGGGATAAACAGCACCTGCGCCCCGGAAACATAACCAGCAATATCCGCGTATTTTGCTTTCTGGTAGCCACTGTCAAAACTGGCCCCATACGACGGGCATCTCAGGCCCGCCGTTATCTCCATACGCTTTCCGCCGTCATTCAGTTCTATCAATAATCCTGTCGGCATTTTATGACCATGTTCCAAGTACGATCCGGCCACCACCCGGAATATTGATGGTGACACCATTACCGTTAATGACTGTGGTATTACCGGATCCGTTAAATGAAAAATTACCGTTTGTGGCGTAAATCGAGCCGCGAACGGTCACGTTGTTGAAGGTTGCATAGCCCGACTTATTGATATGCCAGCCAACGTTCCCTGTGCCGTCCCAAGTGGATGACTGGATGTAGCTACCGATCTTGGCGTTTCCAATCGTCCCGTCTCCAATAACTGTATCGCGGATAAAGGTTTGCCCGTTCTGAATAACGAATGGAAGCGTAACCGTAGCTCCGGCCTGGTGAGTCACCGCAAAACGGTCAGCCAGGAAGATAACCTGCGACTGCATGCCGGACGGCGTATTCTCAACGCCGATCCCCATCCCTGCCGCGTAATACTGACCATTGCTCGAAAGCCCGACCTTGATGCTGTACATCGCCTTCAGGTCGCCGTTTACGTTCGCTATGGCCTGCGCGTTGGTGGTGATCGCAGAAGTGTGACCATTGACTGTTGCTGTGATGCTGTTTACCTGCGTGGCCATAGCCTGCTGGTAATCGGAGAACGTCTGGTTCAGGCTGTTGATGGATGCCTTGTTGCCGTTAACGTCCGTCTGCAGATTTAGCAGAGAGCGCGCCGTTGCCTCCTTCTCGTTAACGATTACCTCATCAATACGATCCAGCTGCGCACTATTACCGGCGACCGTTGCGGATAGCCTTTTGCGTGTGGCCACCTGCGCCAGCCCGTTCTGGATAATCGCGATGGCGGAGTTCTTGACCCCGCCCGTCATGCCGTCCATAGACACGCTGATGCTGTCGATTCTCTGGCCCAGCGCGGCATCAGCCGTCACAACGGTCTGCTCAAGCTCTGAGAGGGAAGACGACACTTCACCGACCGTGCTCGAAAGCTCATTAACGCTGGTCTGAACTTTCCCGACGTCCTGGGCATTTTTGGCGATATCCTTCGCATGCAGCTCAAGTTCGTCGTTGGCCTGTTTGATGTCGTCAGCCATGCCAGCAATTTTTTCATTGCTGTCCACCGCATTCTCGATCAGGTCCTTGAAGGTATCCGCAGATTGCTTACTGGCGAGCCCGGTTGTCTGTGGAGAAAGCATCTGGACTACGCCGCCGATTGCCATTGATGCCCCAATCCCCGCCACAGCGCCCCAGCCACCAGCGAATGCGGTACCACCAATCCCAATCGCGGCCCCTCCCGTGACGAACGCAGCAACAGCGACAAGGGCAACCCCGAGGATTGTCTGAAACACCCCGGCTCGCTTACTGCCGATGATCACCGGCGCAATGCGGATTTCCTCTGTGCTCCTGTCCATACTGAGCTCATCGTTTAAGAGGTTTCGTTTCCCGCTGAATACCGCATAAGTTAAACCTCGTTGCTTACTGGTATTCAGGAAACGCTCAAAACCCGGCACGATAACGCTCAGGGCGCGGATGGCCTCTTTAGGTGAAGCTACTGATAAACGATATTCACGCCCGAAGGTGGCGCCTAGCACACCATAAAGCCGGACGGTTCTGAGCGGTTCTTTATCGAGTGAAATTGCCATATTTACTCCATAAAAAAACCCGCCGAAGCGGGTTATATTATTCAGTATTAGTCAGCAAAAACCGCCTCTCAGCGGATTCATTTGTTCGATATGATTCGGATGTAGTGTGAGGTTGCCACGAGAGCCTGTATCGAATTTCCGCCAGTTGCACATAACGTTCTGGAATCGTACTCTCGAGACCAGTGACACAACCAATTTTCCAGGTCATCCACTGAATAATCCTTACAAGCCAAACCCTCAGCAATGGTTACGACCTCATCACTGGGTGCTGTAAGCTCATATCCATTCAGCAACAGGAATACGTAACCAGCCATCATGGCGGTGCGTTTGTTTGCATTTGCGAATGGATGATTCTGGATCAGGCTTTCAATTAGAACAGCAGACAGACGAAACATATCGTCTGTCTGCTCATAATATCGAATGGTACTTGGTCGTGACTGTGAAGAACTGAGGTTATTCGGATTCAGGACGCCTATTGGTTCATTTGGCGTCTGAGTCTCGATCAGAGACCTGTTGATGTAAACGATATCGTCAATGGAAAGATAATTGACTCCTTCAACATACTCTATCGTCATCCGTTTCTACTCAGACCTTTGAAAGTTCTTCCATCGCCTTCTCGTAACGAGCAAACCCAAACTCAAAGGCATTTTTAACTTGACCAGTATGTGAACATGTTTCGCTGATCGCTGCACGAGGTTTCGCCACCGTGGATTTGTCACGAGGCGGAATGTACAAGCGATCTGCCTTTTTTAATGCGTGACCCATGATTATCACCCTCATGCACGTTGGCAGTGCTTTCTCAAATTGTAGGATGTAAACACATCCAAAGATTTCATGACCACTTCGAGTGGTTGAGGACAATTTAATACCATTCGTCATATTTGAGCAATGGGTCCATGTCTGAAGATAGATGCAAGTTCGACGAACTTTATCGCGACCACTTTGCAAGTTAACCACCTTTTCGCAGAATTTACCCCTCAGGTAATAGTAAACTGTTGCCACGTTCTCAGGAGATAGGCGGTGCCTATGAGCCGTCCTGAGCTTTCAAGAATGGCATAAATAGCACTTTTTGCACAAAATGTATGGCTTGGTTGGAATGCAGAACAACAAAGATTGCTGTAGTATTTCGCCCCCTCTGAATGGAGGCGCTCAGATTTTAACCGCACCCTAATAAAATTTTATGTCTGAGTATCTTCATGGTCCTTTCCATCCAGTAACCGCCATAAGGTACGCGCTGGCTCAGATGCCCATAAAGGTGATGCAGTAGCATGTTGCCTTCCAGCAGAATCCCCGCATGATTCCACTTATCAGCCTGAACCTGCATGATCACCATATCGCCAGGTTTTGGCGGCCCGTCGAATTCACGGAATCCGCACTCATACCAGCAATCCTGATAGAAGTTGTCCGGGTAGTCGTTTTCCCACCAGGGATAATCGACCCGGTAATCGTGAAGCTCTATCCCGTGCGTTTGCCGGTAATAGCTCATCACCAGACCCCAGCAGTCGAAGTGACCAAGCACAAACGGTCGCTCCAGCAGCGGCAGTTCTCCACGCGGCTGGATGGTCCGTAAATCCCCCTCCGGCCAGCTCACGATATGCCAGGGTAAAAGGGTTGCATCGCATTGCGCTTTATCCAGCTCGCTCGGTTGCGTCGTGGCATCCGGGTGACTGTGAGCGATGGCGATTACCTTCCCCCAGTCTTCTGCAGCTGCATAGTCTTCGGGGCAAAGTACAAAATTGTCCTCCGGCGCCGCGGCAAGATTCCGGCACGGGAAATAACGTTCAACACGGCTTTTCTGCGCCACCACGCCGCAACACTCGCGAGGATACTCAGCTGCAGCATGAGCCATAATCGCATCGATGGTTTTCTGACGCATATCAGCTCCTGATCAAAGACGTGCCAGGGAACCCACCGAACGGCAGTTCGTTGCCGTCTCCATGCCGGAGCTTACAGGCCGTAAGCGTGCCGTTGCATTCGTCCAGAGAAGGGTCGCTCACCGGGTTGTTGTTTTTATCGAAATAGCGGGTTCCGGCATAGTCGCAGCCATCGCCGGTGCGATATTTATTCCGGATACACCAGGTACACAGAGAATGAAGTTGACGTGTAGGGATCATCTTTCCCTGTAACGACATCGGGCTATCGAGCACGAATTCGATACTCTCGCCCGGAATTTCGCTGGCTTTGCTATCAATGTAAAAAACTCGTTTTCTGACCTGTTGCGGATCAGCTGTTGCGTTACCTGCAGGGAAGTTCTTCGCATCGAGATAGTGCGAATAGGTGTCATGGATAGTGACTTTCGCCTGTAGCATATCGTCATAGGCAAGGCACAGCGCTGTAATCTTGCTTTCGATATCTGCAACCGTCAGCGTTGGCTGGGCGCTGTTGCCTTCTGTGGATGCTTCAAGCCCTTCAATTTGATACGGCCAGGCGGCATATTCTTCCCCCTGCCACCAGATGCTTTTCGCCTCCAGCTTTGATTCATCACCACCAGCGGCGGCGATTTCCTCTTCCGTGTGCGGGATGTTGTACGCGTGAAATCGCAGTACATCATCCACGCCGAACGTAGAGCCATCAACTTCGATAAGCCGGACTTTGTTGCCAGGCTCAAGGCTTTGATAGTCTTCTGTGATCATGGAGCGTACGCCTGTTTGAATGTTGCGGAAATGGTCAGAACGTTGCTGGATAAGGGTTGTGACTTGATTGATTCGGCCTCAATCCGATAGAGCCCTGTTTCGCCAACTGGCGATGTCCAGATGAATGATTTGGTGACGTGAGAACGAAAGAACTTCAGGGCCTGCAGCATGTCCGCCTTTTTCCCCGTGAGTGTGACAGGCCATGACTGTTTTTCAGGGTTAATGCCTTCCCCGGCGATCTGCTCATAGCCGTCGCCAAAGGTTGCAGAGCGCGTTTTAAGGCTGAACGCCCCTTCCATTCCCGCCTGTATCTGTGTTCGCCAGGTGAATGTTTCGATTGCCATGCTTTCTCCGGGCATAAAAAAACCCGCCAATTGGCGGGTTATATTTGCTGTAACAACAGCCTGAAAATTAAGACATGTTAGCACTGCATACTCAATTAACTTTTTGACCTGAATTTCTTTTCAATTTCCATTGTTTTATTGAAATAGTTTGTAGCGTTAATAATAAATCGCTGACAGTCATTACCAACCATATGTCTATGACACATGAACTCTGGTTTTATAGTAGATGAACCATCACCATTTTTAACAATTGAAACTCTCCCCCCTAACTGTCTGGTGTCAATCGGAGGATAAGTTGTGATGAATGCGTTATTCGCATTCTCTACTTTCATTTTTGTCGCGTATTCTAAGTGCTGAGGGACTTTAGACCATAAAAAACTACACTCAGCCTCAGATGAACACGTTGCGTCTTTTACATCCAAAGTTGGCATTGGGCGGTTATCCGCACATCCAGACAAAATAATTAAACCTGCACCTAAAATGAGTTTTTTCATATCCCTTTCTCCCATTAGTAAAAGTTCGGACTAATCCTAACAGGCTTACTTCAACGGCAAAACCCGTTGAGGCAGGTTATCGTGACTTTGTTGCATTCCAGATTAAACCACCAGGCTGAAGCTGTTTAGCAATCCCGGCACGAACAGACTGATCGATGGTCTGCTTGTAAGCACGAGAAACAGCATCGTTATTTCCAGAAGTCTGCTGCTGAGAATTTTGGTTTTGAATAACTACGGAAGTTTGAATACTTACCCCACCGGCCGATGATGACTGAAGCCCATACATCGGGGCGTGGCCAACATAACCGCCATTTGCATAACCCTGTGCGCTTCGCATAAGTGAATAGAGGTTTCCAACACCAAGCGCACTGGTAGCCTTCTTGGTGAATACGAATTCTCCGCCATGAACCACACCTTTTGGCTGATATTTTCCTCCATCCCCGGTAGCAGCCCGAGTGGCGTTGTTGTCCTTCAGGTACTCCGCGACAAATAAGCGCTGCTGAGCAGTAAGTCCATCATCATCCACCAGCTCTTCTGTACATTTATCTTTCTGCACAATGCGCACTTTTTTCTGCGCAAGTTTTTGCGCACTTTGCGCAGGAGGTTTTTTGATATATCGGCGGGCGGTGGCGTAGTTCAGTCCCTGCGCTTCACACCAGTCTTTTGGTGATACGCCTGAATTGGCATGCTCGGACAGGAACCGCTTCTGAAGCTCGCCCCAGTCCGGTTTTGCCATTGTTTACTCCAATAAAAAAGCCACCAGCGGATGCCAGTGACTTAGGAATGTTGTGATACCGAGTACTTACTGCAAACCTTAAATAAGCTTGATTTTGATACTATAACCCTGGAGGCCAGACATAGTTTCTATAGGAATAAACTCAACATCAGAGACTTCCTTCCCTGTTTTTTTTCTCAACTCAACCATTTTTTTTGAGATGAAAGACGAAATCTCTTTTTCGATTTCATTCTTGATGTTATCAGAATTCATTTTACCTCCTATAAATAACTCATTAACACTCAATCAAACACAAATCGTTAATGAGCGAATCAGATACTTATGTATAGATGATTCATGACATTATGGCAAATATGCACCACTCCCCTATATGTATATACCCACTAAAATATCATATAACAAAAGGAACTAAAAAAACACTATTTAAGACATGGTAAAGTCTATAAAGGTGTTACTTGCACACCTTTACAGTAAAATATTTATTTTCTGCTATGATTAATACACCACACAATCCCAGGAGTATATATGTTCACTAAATCCGTAGATAAAAACCAAGAGAAACTTGGTGATATGGAAGGCAGTTTTGGGGGAGCAATTAATCCATCAGAACATCCTGTAATAGAAACCGCAAAAAAATACGCAGCACAAACCAACGATGCCATACGCGGCCACTCTGACGATATAAAATCAAAAATAAAATCAAACCCTCGAACATGCATTGCCATATTAACCAGTGTAGCTTTTGCATTAGGTTTTTTATTGGGGCGTAGATAATAATAAGCATTCAGCCCAAACGTCAAAACCCTTCTTAAATACGTATTTATTCATTCATTCAACTAGGCGCTGAGATGACCAATAAATAATCATCATATTAAACCGCCCTTAGGCGGTTTAATTATTGTATGCTAATTCTGTAAATCTCTTTTATCATCGGGTTCAAGTGGACTTGATGGTTGTCCCTCTCCAGGAAGGTCAAGCGGTTCCTCTTGAGGGGAAGGTTCTAAATCAGGGGCAGGATCATCAAAATCAGGACGTCCGGACATATATACTCCTTAATAATTCATGTACTTTTTATTTCTGATCTCTTTTGGCCGATTTTTTATCCTGTTCATCATTGTTTCGATCTTTCCTTTTTTCTTTCCCATTATTCCTGTCCTGGGACCGCTCATTAGAGATGTTCATATGTTTAGCTTTCATGGGTAACTCCAGTGATAATGACAGCAAATTGCTGTATGTTTATTATAGTAGCAATATAGAAAATAAATCACACATTTGATGTTACTAAAAATATCCCGACCCCATGTCATTAAATACCGGGCATATTAAATGATATACTTACAAATAAATTACAAATAGAGCATCCACTCAGGGAGGAAAAATATTGGCCGCCCCCTAAAATTTTGCATCTCCTAAACTAAACAGCATTCAATTGGTCCTAAGAAAGAACCACCATAGTTATGTTTTTTCTTAAGACTTCATATGCCGAGCTTTACCACCAGAAAGTGGAACAGTTTCCTCATTTTCTTCATCATTCTTATAAACTTCTATGAATTCATCAGCATGACCAGGAGCGCCTCCTTCATCTTCCCATTCATTTAACGAGTGTAGCCATTCCTCCTGAGTCATGACTTTACCTGCTTTGGTACTACGTAGATGAATATTCATAACACGCTCCCATTCTTTTACCCAACCAAGAGTATAGCTCAACGCAGTAAATCATCAGTTCGAAAACTCAATTAACCGCGTCAAATATTTGGTTATTTTTTATGGGGATATACCAATAGTCATCTACTATTCGAGAAAATAATTTTCACCAACAGCCTGAGGCTATTCCTATTACAACCGCTTGCGCTTGTTGATCTCTTGGTTGCGGCCAGGCTATTCATGAGTCTGATGAGGAGAATGCCAACTCCAGGGAAACATCCATAAGAAGAGCATGTGAAACTGAGACTCCCCTAGCCCTCCTTGTGGGGGCTTTTTTTTGGGATTGATGCGGTTCGCTTGTTAAATATTGAGTCTTTTCTAGAATTTAAAGGTGCTTTGCTATGTCAGGTAAAGCCGTCGTTCAGAAATACCCGTGTGCTCAAGGACGAGCCATCCCTAGTTTTTCCTTTCCAGCTCTATCTGTCTTATACCAGCCAGATTATTGTTCCCCTTCTCAATCACGGCCAGCAGAGGCTTAATCCAGAGCACTGCCTGGCAGTATGTTATTGAGCTGGAGGCAGCGGTACCATCATCGGCTGCGTCAGATCCGTGGGTATCGGCGTGCATTGCGCTGGAACGTAAACGGTACGCGTATTCGAGCAGCCCACCAGCAATGTCAGCAGGAACAGGAAGATCACAGGTTTTTTCACGGCGGAGAATCTCCCGGTATTCGATTACGGTTTCTTCGGTTCTGGTGTCGATAAGGGAGTTAAGCCTATTGGCATGCTCCGAAACCTGATTGAATCGATTGAAGTTGAAGGCTTGGGTAGCGATCACCTGCCCCTGCAAAGAGTTGTCACTCCGCAGAACGTCGTTATCGCTCTGAAGGCTACTGGTGTCTGAGCAGCTCTTAACGAGAGCGACTGACAGACCAGCAATAACCACAACCGCGATTGGTAAAAGATTAAATTTCACTGGTCTATCCCCCAGCACGCCAGCGCGCTTTCCTGGTCTCGCCGTTCTACCTGACCGTAGCAGCCGTTCTTCTGGCCTTTAGTCAGGCGGCAGTCGCGGCCACCGTCTCTAATCCACCAGCGAATTGCCTCGCATGCCCCATGGCGGTCACCGGCATTGATGCGCTTATAGAACGTGGACGGGAAGCACTTACCCGGCCCGATGTTGTACGGACAGAAAGATGCGATCCCAGCTTTCTGCGGTTCGGTAAGCGGTACCGAAATATTGCGGTCAACCCATGCCAAAGCCTTATTGCGTTCGATAGCATTCACCTGATTGCATTTGGCCTGTGTCAATTTCATGCCCTGCACAACCGGTTTACCATCAACCATCGTTGCGCCGCGGCAAATAGTCCAGATACCACCGCCATCTTTGTAGGCCGTGAGACTGTTACCCTCTTTCTCATTCAGAAACTGATCGAGAATTACGGATGCAGGGGCACCAGCCAGTACCAGCCCCAGAACCGCTGCACTCAGTTTTGCTCTGGATCCCATCACTCACCTTCCTTTTGTAATGCCTCAACGACCACGCTTGCAGCAGCAGGACGCTCGTGAAGGGGTTTATCACCAACGCCTTTCAGGTAGTCATTGACCATTTTTGTTCGCTTCTCATCCTCTCTACGCCTGCGGTTTGCATCTACCCGCCCGTTAATGTACGAGGCTAGCGAGATAAGCAGACCAGCAGCGCCAAAGAACATGAACACCAGATCCTGAGTGGTAAATCCAATGGCTGACGCCAGAGCTGCTACCCACGCAAAGAACTGCGTGAAGATGTTCCCTGAATCATTCATTTTCATGGTCTCTCACCTCGCTAAGTGCGGGTGCTGTTACTAGAAATAAAAAAGGCTGCCAAACGGCAGCCTGATGATGATTAATACTCTCCGGCGCTTCTTTCTCCTTAGGAAGGCATTAGATTAAACAATCCTTAAGAAGAGTCATTTACACAAAAAAATAATTAACTATTCACATAGTTTGAAAGTGTTATTATTTGCAAAAAGTCATGACGTTAGCTTTTGTGGATAAAAGAAAGACTAGCGGGCAGGAGAGGGATTTATTATTGCGGAGAGGAGTGATGTCGTTCTCCGCATTTTTTTAGACTCGAAGCGATTTGGTCGCAAAGAAATAAAAAGCCCCACGGGGTTAACCGCAGGGTTTTAAACGAATGCAATAACCCATCGTTAGAGCAAAATTACCACAGATTCGGGAAAAGTAAATAGCTCACGATAAATTCATGCCCTATTTTGTTATCTTCTTCAGCTGCGCATCAGCCCATGTCTCTTCGATGTCAAACTTAGTAATTAACTGATCGTAGAATGGCTTAACAGACTTCTTCCAGGTATCGAGGCTGATTGCATCCGTTATCTGACACACCGCGGCGTAAGCCTCAGTTGATGGAATTCGCTCATATCCGCGCCCGCCGCAACGCTTACAATCGGCCAGAACCGGAACGCCCTGCCGTTCTGTAAGAGCCTGACTAACGGCTTTCCCGCGTCCATGGCAATCTTTACAGGCGCAACTTACAACCTTCTTA